GTTTTTGCCGCTTGCAAATAACCAAAGGCTGCACTTTCAGCAGTTAGCAAACCCTTAAACTCGTCTTGTGCAAGTTTTTGCTTTTCAGGTTTGCCAGCAAAAAACTCACCATACTGCTTTACTGCAGTATCAATATCAGGTGTTCCTTGAGGAAGACCGCCGGTTGTTTCCATTACACTCAAAGTATTTTTAGCGTAGTCCTTGGCCTGAGATAGATTAAGAGTCCCTTGATTTTCAATGGAGTTCATGGCCTTATTGCGGATTGTAAGAACTTCATTAGCGTTTAAAGATCCTGAAAATCTACCAGACTCAATGTCTGCTAATGCTTGCGCGCCCTTGCCGTTTTGAATAAGACCTTCAAGAGCCGACTTAATCAAGATTGAATCTGTTTTTTGAATTTTATCTGCAACATTTTCAACCCTTCCAGCCATTGAAGCAATAAGGTTTTTATTTTCAGTCCTAATTTCGTCAAGTTTGTCGTAACCGCCTGGGACAGCAAGTACCATGGCGTTTGATCCTGCAATAAGCTCAAGATCGTTGTTGACAGCCATTACCCGCGTTGCCGCTTCTTCTTTAAAAGCATTGCTTAAAAGAGTTGATCCAAAGTTTTGAAGTTTAATTCCCAAAAGATCTTTGGCTTCTTTAGAAGGTGCAGACGCAATAAGATCCTTAGTGTAGGTTTTATACTCGTTGCTTACTCTTTCAGAAAAACCTTCAGAAGTATCTTTAGAAAGATCATTGTATCGATTAACCCAAAATTCGCGAGTGTTTGCTTCAGTTTTTGCAAGCCAAAGAGTTTCGTCTTGCTGCTGACGATCTTGTATTGACTGAGATATTTTTAGAGTACCCTCAGTTATTACGTTGCCCATTTGCTGTTGGGCTCTGCCAAGAAGTCCGGAAGCCGTGGTAAAACCTTCAGGACTTGCTTGTGGGCCAACAGACCCCGTGTTGACTGAACCTGTTGAATCAATTTGTGTGAGTGGAGGAGCCATTAGTTAAACCCAGGATTAAGTTTAGATTTTACAAAAAAGGAAGTCATGTTAGCAGCGTTGCCAAGAAGTTCTGACTGACCTTGCGTTTTTAAAGCACTTGCTTGATTTGCTCCACGTGTAAGAGTTGTTTGACCATAATAAGACTGAAGCTGTGCTTCTTGTTTGTATCTATTTGCTTCAATTTGTCCTTGATATTGTCTTGCCATAACGTCAAGTTCTCCCTGGACAAGACTATCAAATTTGACATCTTCGTAAGTACCTCCTCCTGCAAGAAGACCAAGACCCGCGGCTTGCGCGTTCATTGTCCCCATGGCTTTCATGTTTCTTCTACGCAACCTGCTTGCATCAAAGTTTGCTTGATCAATGGAGGTTTGAGCATTAAACTCTGCTACCCGAGAGTTATAATCATAAGCTGCTTTTTGCTGCTGAGCTTCTTCGTTTGCAGCATTTTGCTGTTGCTTATTACCCTGGTAAGATGTATACATCCCATATGCCATCATTCCTAACTGAGCAATTGCAAATATGGGAATAGCCATTTTAAGGATATATTTTAGCGTACCGGTAGTGAGTCTGTTTATTAGAATCATAACAATACATAGGTCCTTCATTTATGAAACCCAAATGTTTTGCCCACCGATGTCCTGCATCAAACCCAGCAAGAACGGTTGTTTCAATTCTATGAAAACCATATTGCTTGTAACCCAAATCTAAAAGTTCTAACGTAGCTTTGTGTAGAATTTTTGGATACTTAAGCCTAGTTGATTCTGGAAGGATTGTCCACGACTCAGCCACTCCTGGCCATTTAATGTATTGACCTAGGGAAAAAAGTATTTCTCCTGAAAAATGAATTACAGTGCGTGCTGGACTTAAGTTTTCTGTTATACTTTTAACGTACGCTTCTGAAGAACCTGGGTAAGTAAATTCGGGGGTTTTACTTCTTAAATAGTCACAATGCTCTTTTGTAAAGTCAACAATGCAATATGACATATTACTTATAGACTACTGATTCCGGCATTAACGCCAAGACAGTCAAAGGATAAGGAGAATCTTGCACAATATAGAATGAAGGATTTTCTGTATATGACTGATCAAGGGATACAAACTTATCACCCGTAAACAAAGGTGGAGAAGTGTCCATAGGGTCATTGTATTGTCTAAACTCCTTTGTGTATAGATTATCCAAGGATGACCCTGTTTTAAACGTTATACTATCAAGCACTCTAACGCCAATCTTGTGCACCCGCGTAGGTTTACCTTGAGCAGTTCCTGCTTGTCCGCCAACTTCATAAGGTAAAGTTCTAATAACAGAAGTATATGGTAAACCCACTGTTGCTGTTGTGCAACTTCTGGCAAGCGTAATTGTCCCGTCACCCGCAACTACAGCGTTAGGTCTTAAAGCTCCGTTTGCAACTACGCCAACGGTTTGCCCAATAAGGTGAGAAAGTCCGGAAATTGTAGATGTGGCTGCTCCACTGTAGGTTAGTGATGAATCAAGAAAAACAAAGCTTTTATCTTCTACGTTAGTTGGTCTAAAAGTATCTGAAAGTACTTCAACATAGCGCTTAGTGCTTCCATTGATTGTTCTTTTTACAATCATGTAAAGAGAATTAGCATTACCAGCAAGATTTGGTATTGTTGCAAGACTTTCAACAGCTGAAATACTGCCGTTAAATGCTCCGCCAATTTCATGTTGATGAAAAGCAACAACATCTTGATCTTTAAGATAGGTAACACCAATAAGTCTTCCGGTAGAGGTTGCAATCCAATAAATACCATCGGGTTCTGCTTGATATGCAACATCTACAGCTGATCCATTACTTGGAAGCAGGTGTTCACTGAGTATTGAAAGATCTTTTGCAATGTAACTATCAGCATTAAGATCAAATTGCATTTCGCGGATTTTACGACCAGATCTTTGAATAAACAAAATAGCTTGGCCAATGCGTTTTGCTGGAATAAGTTTAGAACCAAAACTACTTTGAATTACAATTTCAAAGTTTGTTGGCGACAAAGGTTGCGCCGTAGAAGCTTGTCTTGCAATCCATTCACCGCCAGCTGTTCCAATAACAAGGACACTAGAAGACTCTAACCACTGAATTGCATTGACTTGGTTTGAAGACAAAGCATAACTAATTGCGTTAGAATCAGTAACTGTTAAACTTGCTGGATAAACGGTATCTCCTGTAGGAGCAAAGTTTTCATAGTCACCCGCATAACTTAACCAAATAGTTTGTGGATTTGTTACGGTGTTTCCAAATACAAGTCTTTCTTGAAAAAATGTAATTGTTGATGGCCAACCAGTAGTTGTACTCCAGGCACCAAGTCTAAACTTACTTTGTACTCCCGTGCCGCCAAGTTGACCTCTTACCGTTCCAGTGACAACTGTTGCACTTGTAAAAGCTGTTATTTCTACCCAGCCCCAAGTTGTTGTACTGTGGCGAAGTCTTACAAGACGACCGACATCTGTTACCGCAAATAAAGCGGCTGACGCTGTTAATGTGACAGTGCCTGTAGCATGAGATGCAGAAATAGTTTTTCCTGACTTGTCTTGTTCAAGATAAGGACCATCAAAAAAGTCAATTTCAGTAAGTGTCCAGGCTGTATGGCTTGTTCTGCTTAACTTTCTTGGTGCATGGTTTGGATGAACTAAATAAAGAACGTCTGCACTTTGCGTAAACTGTATTGCAGAAAGTTGCGCCGCTGTGTAGGGAGTAACTACTTCAATAGGTACACTACTACCATCAACAATAATTCCTTCGTCTTTATAAAATCTAATGTACTGATTACCAAATTCTAAAATGTAGGATTGTACCGTGCTAAACTCAAAAGGAATAAGACGTGTAAAATTAGCGCTTGTTTTTACTTCTCTAATAAACTTAGTTCCAGTGCGCCTTGTTGCTCCACCTTGTGGATATACCGTGAAGTTTTTTAAAGTTTGTACGCCGTTGGCATACTTAGAAAGATCTACCCGCCCCTTAAGTTTAGGAGTTAATTCACCCGCAGTAAAGTTTGTTTGGATGGGATTGCTACGCACCGGTATCTATTTTGTTCTGTGAACGTAAACCGTTACCGGGATAGTAATATCTAGAATCTAAAAACAAGTCAGCACTAAGTTCGCGTGCGGGATTTTCCTTAGCGTCAATAGACTTGGCTTGGCGAAGTTTTTGTTGATACAACTCGTAAAGTTGTTGTTGTATTTGTCCGGTTTGAATTAAAGCGTATGAAAGATCATAAGCTAAATAACAAGCAATAACTTCAGCGCAATGCGCATCAATCAAAGTTGGGTTAGTTACTTGATAGATATAACTTAATTCTAACTGAGAAGCATTAGAAAGAATCTTTCCATTTTCAACAACGTAATCCTCTGATGTAGGACGAACTGTTACAATCCTAAGACAGTCTACTGGGATTGTAAACTGATAGTCATATTCAAAAGCAGGCGTTGCAACTTCAGGAGAAAGTATAACTCGTTTTGTAGCAAAATTCCACAAATGAGTTCTAAGAATAAAATCTCTTACATCATAAATGCGAGCTGAACACAAGCGTGCTTCTTTAGACTCCTCATCAAGTGAGGTAATGAGTTGTGCACCTAACTTTGTTAGAGCACTGTTTGCTATTGAAACAAAACTTGCGGGCATATAAGTGAAGGGTGAGGCCTATTTCTAGACCTCACCCCAACTTTGAGTTTTATTAATCGAGAACGTACTCGATATGACCGGCAACAACCGTTCCTGCGGTCCAGGTAGCACCGCCGGGAGTGGCAGTGATAACGGTGTCTGCAGTAAGCTCTTCACCGAAGTTAAGAGCAAGGGTTGCAGCAATTGCGGCACTTCCTGCGGAAGCTCCAACAGCCGTTGAACCAAGGTACTTAGCTGCAGAGGCAGCAGTTCCTACGGTTAGGGTTGTGGAAGCAGCATTTGCAGCCCAACGAAGTTGACCAGCAATAATACGCGCACCCTTAGGGATGATGGTAAGATTGATGATGTCACCAGTGGAGGCATAAGCCGAAGTGGTTACGCTGAAGTAGGCAAGGCGATGACGACCGCCAAGCTCATTGGGTTTAAGCAATGAGGGAGGAACAGCCGTAGCGTTACCGTACTGGGTGGATGAATAAGTAGCCATTTTAGTGTGCTCCTATGATTAAGCGGCGCTTTCGTCGCAGTTGACTTTCAGGACCTTCTCTTCCCACATGCGGCTTGCACCGAAGGAGGCAGAGACGTAGACCTGTACACTGTTGCGCTTGTCACGACGAGGACCAACGTCCACCGTGATGTCCTGTGCAGTTGCAAGGCAGAGACCCTGCTGAGCAAAGAACAGTGCGCTGCGAATGTTACCGGACTTAGGAAGAAGCTCGGTGCGGATGAACTTGAAACCCATAAAGGTATCAACTTCTCCAGCAACAAGCGCCTTAATCGAGTTGAAATCGCTGCTGGTCACCTGAGTCGACGAAAGAAGACTCTGGATCTGAGAGGCGGTAACAACTGCGTAGAGCGGCTCGCCATCCATGGCAGCTTCATTGCTGTCAAGGAGGAAACGTGCGCGACGGAGTTTAGCAACGGAAAGGTTGGACGCCGTAGCACTTCCAGACTCAACATAATCAGACGCAACGGTCTGGTTAGCGGAGAAGGTTGTGGTGGACGAACCAGTCTTGCCGGTGTAAGCCGTACCAAACGCTGCCTCAATAATCGTAGCGTCAACCTTACGTCCGAGGGCGTAGGCTGCGTTCTGAGTGTACGAGGAGGTTGGATCAGCAAGCATCTTCACTTTGTCCATCCGATCAATGAGATCGGCCCAATCATAAGCGCGCAGGGAGATCCTACGACGATCGTGAGTGGTTTCGACAAGCGGGGTGTCGCTGTGGCGGTTTAGGATTTCGACTGCATCGGTAGGACCGATACGATCGTAGAAGTCAAACTCAGCGTTCTGGGTCTCCTGCCGAACCAATGGGCGAAGGCGGGATCCCATCTGCTGAAACTGAACTTCAATGTTGCTCTTGTACGTCTGCACAAAAGCTTTGTCAATTTGAAACGACATTGTTGTTTGTTTGTTTTTGGGGTTTTTTGGTTCGGAAAAGTTGTCCGGGTTGGGCCCTTCCTTGCGAATTAGCTCGCCAGCTTCCAGTCTTTCCTAGATGTCTTAACGGATCCTTTCGGGTTGCCCGTTGTGAAAGATTAGATTAGAATCGCATTATTGTAAACAAAATTATACGTCATCAGGATAAGCAAGTGCGTGAAGATTTTGCCAGCGCTTTACAGCCTCGCGATGTCCAAGACCACTCTTGTTAGAAATTAGTTTGATGAAATCGCCGTCTTGACGCAGATTATCAATCTCAGCCATGGCTTGTTGACTAGTAACTTGGCCAGAAACTCTGGATTCTCCGTCGCGTGCCGTTGATTCAGACATGCTAAGACCAATGTTTGCAAACAACTTAATAAGTTCAGGACTATTACCAAGACCTGTTTCATCAAGATAACTAACAAGTTCAGGGGATCCAAACTGCTGCAGCGTACGTTGAGCTGCTGCAAGCTTTACACTATACTCTGAACCAAAATCTACTTTAAGTTTTTGAAGACTTTCTTCAGCTTGCTTAGTAAACTCTTGCTGTGAAGTGTTGTACTCGCCGGCAATATAATCCATGTACTTGTTGTACAAGGTTTCAGCTTGACGACTAGTAAGACCAGTTTCATGAAAAATGCCTTGCATGTGCTCAAGCATTTTTTGATCAAACGCCTGATCAGGGAAGTTTTCTGGCTTGTTAAGGTTATAAGCCGCTGCTTCATCAGGGCGACCCACTTTTTTCCAGAAGCTACTCCATTCTTCAGGAGTTGCGCCTTCTTTTGGAATAACAATTTTATCAGCACCCACAAGCGACTGTGCGTGAACATAGCTCTTTGCAAGAGAAGGAATGTCATTAATATTTTGAAGAGATGCATTGCTTCGAAGATCTTCTGGCAAAGAAGTCTTCCAGTCAGTAGGAGTATTATTTGCTCCCTGTGTCAACACTGTACCAGCATTTGAGGTTGGTGTTACAGGAGTGCTAGGAACTTCTGCACCGCCGCCGGCTCCCATGTCAGCATTAAACAGCATTTTGTTATTCATCAGCAATTACTTCCTCTAGTTGTTTTTTTATTTGGTTTGCATCTCGGCAAATAAACCGCAATATTGAAAGTACAACGTGGCGTTGTCCTTCTTTAAAGGCAGCATCTGCTGCATTGCTCGAGAATGTTGGGCGATACACGTGAAATGATTTCATCAAGTGTCTTAGAACAAGGTCGCCGTCTGGAGTTTTAAAGACTGCTTTATACGCGTCATTTAAACGCATGGTGTCAGCAACTTGCTGGAATCTATCCTTTAGTATCATAACTTAAATACCCAACTTTTTAAGTACGCCCGCATCTGCAAATGATTTTGCAGCTTTTCCTTGTTGTTCAGCAATTGCGGTTTGTTGTTGTTCTTGCTGTTGCTGGGCGCGAGATTCTCTAATTTCCTTAACCTGCTTAGCTGGTCTCAGAATGTTGCGAGGAATATCTCGTATATCTGCCATAAACTGCGTCAAAGCATCTGGGTCGATAGTGTCAAGAATCTCTGGCGAGACTTGAATCATAGGTTGAATGTCGTTTAAAAATCTTTGAACAGACTGCGCTCTTGATGCAATTTGAGCTCTTGCTGCTGGACTTACATAACGAATTTTAAGACGCGCATTTTTAAGCAAGTCAGGGGCTTCTGGAAGAAGATTTGCGTCATTAAGAATTTGATAAGACCGTTGAACCATAGGTCCAAGGAGCTCGGTTTGCAAACGTCCAAGCATTGGCGCCATCATGCGCATTTGCTCTTCACGGCGATCTGCAACTTCGTAAGCCGTCATTTCAACGTTCATCTTCTGCATTCGCAGATAATCAACATAGAAACACTTAAGAATGTGCTCGCGGCGTTGCTGCATCATTTCAATACCAATATCAACACGGCCGTTGGTAATGAGAGGTTCAATCTTATCTGAACCTGGAGTGTAAAAAATTAAAGATGACGGAGCCGTTTGAATAGGCATTATAAATCCGTCATCAGGGACCATGAGAGGAGGATCAATTTGCTTTTGTGCAGCCTTGATAACAACCTCACTCATTTTGTTTACCATTTTAATATCAGGCAAACAAGACATGGCTGGTGACCGGCCATAAACTTCATTGGCTAGTTTAGACCAACGAGGTACGTGGTAAGGGAAAGAACGGTATCCACCTTCTTCAACTTTTTCTTTAAGGTCTACGCAAATGTAATAAGACTCATAAGGCATGTTGCCTCTATCTAACTTTTCTTCATCGTAGTCTTTACGAGGATTTACGCAATGGATAAATGTCCACTCCTTATCTTGATTAGTTTCATCAAGGATTTTCTTAGGAGTATTTTTACCAAAACGCTGATATACTTGGCGAGACGTGTACTTAATTTCTCTGTAGACGGTATCAACCATTCCCTCAGAATTTTCAAGAATATAACACTGCGCAAGAGGATACGTGCGAAAAATAGGATAACTAGTTGCAGGGTCAGATTCTTGATAAATAATAGACGTACCAAAAGCTCCAAGATCAAGATATGACTCGTGCATTGCAGAGTGGAAGTTTGTCTTGGGCAAAGAATAAACTTCATAAATAATCTCTGAAACCCTGTCAAGCCAGGTAAGAGCTTCTGGATCCTCAGCAAGACTAGGATCAGAAGTTTGAAGAGTAAACCAGCGTTCAGTAGGCCCTGTAAGAAAACTATGAAGACCTGCGGCTAGTTGTTCTGAAGCAAGAAGAGCCGTGCCATCAAGAATCTTTTGGTGACGTCGCTCACCTTTAACAATGGTCCTATTAAAGTCTTCAGCAGAAGGGCGTACTAGTTCACGAAGTTCTTGCCAATGTTCGTGAAAAACAGTACGATCAGCCTTTAGCTTTTCAAAGCGCTGAATCTTTTCTAGGGCCGTGTTTTCCATTAAGCTCCAAGCGTTGGCTTATTAACGGAGTACGTGGTATTCATACCGCCGCCAAGACCCGAGGTCAAAACAGTAGATTCACGACCGGCAGCTTTGCGCTT